ACCTTGACCATCAGGAGTAAGGGTAGTTTCAATTCTTGTAATAATATCATTTCTCATTATTTTAATACCCTTACCTTTCTATTTTTAACTAACATACTAAGTGTTGACTTACTATAACCATCAATGAAACTTTCATCAATAGAAGAAGCATTAGACTTAGAAATGCCTTCATTGTTTAATCTGTTATATCTTTCTATTGTCATCTGTACAACAGCATTGTCTAATTTATCAGAGTATTCATCTAAATTACAGAACTGAGTAGCTTCATCTTTGCACATATCAACAATAGCCTCAATCTGATTAAGGTGAGATGCGGCGGCTGGTCCAATCAATACACTAGCTTTTTCTACTATTGTCATCTCTTTATCTCCTTTTATTTTAAATACTTTTATTACTTATAACAGAAACTATTCCAACCAATATATATTATTGTCTGGAACAGTTTGTGTTATTCTAAATGATTTTCTATAATAAAAAAATGCCCCAAAGGTAAATTTAATTCTACCTCTGGGGCAAGCCTTTAATCAGAGGTTACTTAAGCTTTAGGAGTTAACTTAACTACCTTGTTTTCATCTGTAAGAGCAACAACTGCAACCTTTCTGATATACACTTTGTTATTTCTTACATTAGCATCTCTTTCCTGCTCAACCTCTGTATCTTTCTTAATGAAAAGAGTAACTGCTTCTTTGCTAGCTAAATAGATATTACCATTAGTAATAGCCTTAGTAACAATAACAGGAACGCCGCATACAGAACCAACATAACCAGTTCTAACAAAAGCCTCATTGTACTTAAGGTCATCTTTTAACTCTTTGCGGAAATTAGCTAAATCAGCAACACCTACAAGGATAAATAAACCATCTTCACTTTCTGTATTTAACTTAGCAATAGCATCAACAATATCAGTAAATGCAAAACCGCTTCTTTGAACTGTAAGAGTAGCCTTATCAAACTCTGCAACAGCCTTAGCAGTAAAGTCATTAATCATAGTCTTTGTAATACCTTCAAGACCAGCCTGAACAACCATTGGGTCAGTCATAGCCTGTTCATCATAATACTGGAATCTACCCTGAACAGTTTCTACTTCATACTCTTTAGTTGAGAAGCTAACCTCAATATCTCCAGTGTTACCAGAACCCATTGCAAGAGTCTCTACATCACCCTGTGCTTTATAAGTGTTAATCTTTTTCTTCATACCAGCTTCCTGTGTCATGCTAGTATCTACTGTCATGTAGCTTGTTAAATCAACAGCAGTAGTTAAAATATCTTCAATTTTGTTGGCTAAAACAACATTATCATAAACCTGATTTGCCATAATTATTTTCTCCTTTATTATTTCATATTAGTCAAGCTCTTGTATAACTCAGGTTGAGTTTTAAACAGTTCAGCTTGCTGCATTAAGTTCATTTTCTTAAATTGTTCTGCGGTGATTGCTTGATTATTACCTGCCCCAGTCTTAGGTGAGCCTGTTGCAATCCTTTTATTAATCTCTGCTTCAACCGCCTTATTAAACATCTTCTCAAAAGAAGTAATGTTTTTCTTTGTAGTTTCTGCATCAACAGCAACAATGAATGCGGCTGCCTCTGCTGGTAGACCCTTTTCCCCAAGTTGTTTTTCTGTTTCCATAACCAATTCTTTCTTTGCTATCTCTTGTTCTCTCTTTTCTAACTCAGAAAGTTTTTGATTATACTCATACTCACTCTTTTCCTCTTGGGACATATTTGCTAATTTCTGAGCCTCTTGCTGTTTCTTCAAGGCTTGAGTAACTCTCCTATCTCCCTCTTGCTGAAGTAATTTATCAACTTCCTCTTGAGTATAAGTCTTAGTTTCTTTATTATCTTGGTTCTTAGTTTCTACTTCTTGAGTAGTATTTGTATTCTCTACATCTGCCATAATTGTTAACTCTCCTTTTGAGTACATTCCTTTTAATTCCCTCTAAGAAGAGTCAATCTTATGGAATCCCTCATATTTTAATTATTTTGTTACTTATAACAGAAACTATTCCATGGTATTATTTATATTGGTTGGAACAGTTTCTGTTATTCCAATAAAAGTTATTGGGATTTTAGAAGTAGATAATTGAACTAATAAACATCCATCCTGTTTACTTGTCTTCACTTATTTATGAAAAATCCCAGTATTCTTTCATCTAATCTTGTCCAAAAATTCCTAAAAACACACATTTACAATTAGGATGATAAGGCGGCAAGTCAATACCTAAAGTACCATAAAGAGATACTTCATGTTCACCAACCATTTCCGCACATATCTCATCACAGGGGCTATCATTCTCAATTACCGCATATCTTGCACCCTTCATTAAGTTTGCATCTCTACAGCCTTGAACTGAAGCCGCCTCTAATTCTGTTCTGATTAATCTTTTCCATTCATTTTCTGCTTTTGTAAGAATGTCATGAATTAAACCCATCAGAACTATTGGGTCATCTCCTTGCCATCCTAGCAGTAAGCCTTGTATTTCTTGTTTAATACCATTCATATTGGCTATAACTCTTTGATTATAGTCTTTACCATCCTTGCACCAATTAATATTATAACCAAGAGCAAGAGAAGGAATAGTAAAGCCAATATTATCTAATTCACTTAGTGTGGCATTTAATGAATAACTATAAGCTAAAGTAAGTGCATTGTTTAAAGCTTCTATTTCAGTTTGTGCTATCTTATCTAGCTCTTGCTGAGTGAAGGACAAGAGTAAAGCAATATCAGTAGAACTAAAATCTTTATCTTTTGATAACACTATAAACATCTGCATTACTTTAGCTTCCCAGCCAGCACCAATCTTAAAAGCATTATTGTTTATTTTGTGTGCGGCTGCCCAATTCATTATTCTACCTCACTATCTTCTTCTTTATTTAAAACAGTTGGATTAACTCCTGCTGTATAATAAATAGTTGATTCAGTTTCCTTTTGTAACTGTTCTAATTCTTTATCAGCATCTTCAACAAAAGGTAACTGTCCAAGTAAAGTTCTCTTAGATACAATGCCATCAAGATTTTGAACTAGTGTACTTATATCGTCTTCATTTACGGGCAAGTTTCTAGTAAATACTATGTCCACACCCATCCAGTCTAGGTCAGCTTTTCTTGTAAGGCTAAAGATAATACTAATAATCTCTAATCTTCTTTGTAAGCCTTTCTTGAACTTTCTCTCTTTAATAGAAGCAAGGTTCTCTGTACCTAACAACTTATATCTCATTGCTACACCAGAGGAATTGCCGCCAAAGTTCTCATCACTGCTATTAGGTGTCTTACTAAACTTATGAATATCCTTCTCTAATCTTTGTTTAGTAGTTTCAACTCCCGCACTATCTCCTGTTTTAGTTAACCATTCTGCTTTTGTATCAGCATCCATTAAAAGAACTCTGTTTTCTTTCATTGCTCTAATATCATCAGCATCAGCAGTATAACCATATAATGCTAAGTAAGCATCACAGAAATATTCAAAGTCATTTAAATCATCAGAAACAAGAGCATCATAAGCATCAATCAATGACATAACTCCTTCAAAATCACCAGTCATATCATCATTATTTCTATATTCAACAAAAGGAACACAACCAAAGAAATGCGGCTGGCTGTCTACAAGTTGCAATGTATCCAGTGTAGTAGAGGCTTTATATCTAATTACTTCTTTATCTGTATATACTTCTACTATTGTTTCCATAGCATCTTTAATGATGTTATATTCATCATAGAATCTTATAACAGCAACTAATTCATCTTCTATTGTTGCTCCATAAATAGGAATAATTTCTTTTGTATCTATATTAGTAAAGCGGATTGAGCCATCACTATCAATATACATCAACTCCCAAGCTCTACCATAAATAGAACAATTCTTAGATAGTTCCATGTTTTCATTTTGTTCATCATTGTATTCAAGAACTAACTTTAATTCATCAATACCTGCTTCTGAACCACTATAAGTAATAGGCTCACCCATAAAGTAGCCGCATAAAGTATCAGTAATATACTGACTATATGGATGAACAACCTTATTATTAGGTTTTGTAGGGTCTGCTTGTACCCTCTTTAAAATATCTGTTTTATTCAAGTAATAATCTTTAAGTTTAATCAATCTAGGTAAGTCTAATTGTCTAAACTTATAAACCATTCTCTTGATTAGTTCAGGAGTAAGTTCATCTTTGTTATTTAATCTAAACATTTATTATTCTCCTTTAAAATAACATACT